TGCTTGGATGATGGCGACGACCTCATTGTCATAGTGGAGTCTGAGGATGCCCCTCGATTCCAGGGATGTTTCGTCTCTTCCTTTCTGACGTTTGGAATGGAGATGAAGTTAGACGCACCCGTAGCGTCCATCCATCAGGTGGTTTTCTGTCAGAGTTGCGTAGTGGAGTATGCACCTGAGAGATATAAATTTGTTCGCGACTTTAGGGCGGTCGTGAGCAAGTCCACCTCCGGAGTCCGTAACTGGGCCGTCCCGAAATTTAGGACCAGGGTTATTCACGCTGTCGGCTTGTGTGAGTTAGTTTTGAATTTAGGCGTACCCGTTTTGCAGAGCTACGCGCTCTGCTTGTTGCGCAATTCCAAAGGGGATAATGATCCGCTTAGACATGCTCCTGATGGGCTCAGAGCTCGCGCCATGCGGGATGCTAAGTACATCGGTATCAAAGATGTGAGCGCCACGCGTCCGGTTGAAGTGCAGATGTGTGCGAGAGAGAGTTTCGCCATAGCATTTAACTGCGACATTGTTGAGCAGCACCGTCTTGAGCAATTCTTCGACCAATGGGTCTTTGACCTGAACGTCGTTGAAGACTACGGACAAGAGATCCACGCACCCAGTTGGACAAAGGCCATGTCCACGTGCGAGGTCTACCCCTTTTTGGAATGACACGCAATAACGCAAATTCCGGCAAAAGAGGATCTGCCAAATCCTCCAAGAGATCCAGAACTCGGAAACAGTCTGGCCCTGGTCAGAGGGGAAAATCATCTGACAACCGTTCCATGGAGAAACTTACCGCTAGTATGCGCAGCCTCGCATCAAGTCTCACAGTCGCAAAGAGCAACACCCCGGTCAACCAACCCAGCCCATTGGCGAGGATGACTATGGAAGCTTTATGTGGCCTCACAGACCCTTTTTGTGCTCACGCTGACAATGTCAAATACCCTGACTCGTCGGCGGCGAGATCGCTGCCGCTGAAGCAACACTACACTTTCACCATCGCTATAGGCGCAACCGTCTCAACCAACAACTCCGTGCTGTTCGTCCCCGGGTACCAGAATGGCTATGCCACTGGGACTGGTAATCCGAGCAGTTACGCTGGCAACTTCAATGCCAACCCCAGCATCTCCGCAGGTGTGGTGGGTTATCGCATTGTTAGTTCAGGCTTGCGGATCCGCAGCATGTGTGCACCCTTGAATGCTTCAGGGATTGTGCAGATTCGTGGATTCGCAGCCCCCAATTCCTCTACCCTAGTCTCAATCGGTAATGATTCGTTTAATTGCGATTTCTACCAGGACATCCCGCTCCAGTCAATTAATTTGAATGGATACACGGACATCCTAGTGCGCCGTATTGACGAGGTTGGGTCGAGACAATTTGTTGCACCTTTAACCACTAACCCCACACCAGCCACTAACAACTGGTTTTCCCCGGGTTGGGGGGCGGTCACTATCACTGTAGTAGGTGGTCCAATTAACACGACGGTCTTGCAAGTTGAGGTCTTCAATCACCATGAGGTGGTGATCGATGACAGTGATATACTCGCAGTTGCTATGACCAAGGCGCCG